AGCTGCTTGAGAGTTTGTTGCTCGCTGTACCTGCCCACGGTCGTTCATATACATACCAGGACTTACCCGAGCGACTTGCCCCCGACCTGGGCGCTGAACTTGCTGCTGTTGCTGCTGTGGTTGTCCAGGCTGCGCCTCGCCCGTCTGAAACTTACTCAGGATGGACTGAATGTTTCGTTCTATCTCCTGCTCGTTCTTAGCGTTGGACATAGCAGCGTTGACTAACATCCCCGTAAATTGACCAGGACGATAACCCTTCTCTACGTCATCAGCTCCGTAGGTAGAGCGAATGAGAGGCTCAATCTTATCAGTGGTAAACTTAGCTAACGGATTAGACCAGTCCACATCCCAGGTCTGTCGCTCTGTTTTGCCGTCTATGTTCTTGCCTACGTTCTTTAACCTAGCACCACCGTCTAGTCCGATATTGTATTTCGACCCGTCAGCCAAAGTAATGTTGTAGCCGTCATCAGCAATACCAAGCTTTTTCAAGTCACCACGAAAGTCATCACGGATTTGCTGTGCACCGGATTTGCCGGATTTCATCATCGCGCCAATAGAGCGTTTGCCTAGCAGTCGGAGACCTATATTTGGTGCCGCACCCAGAATCATATTGGCACCCTGATTAGTCCAATCAGCGCGATCGCCCCGCCCTCGCAGGATATCCTTGCCGCCCGTTTCCCATGCGTTGCTCAAAGCAGCTACCACAGCGGCTACCGGCAAAGCGTAAGCTCCAACTGACCCCAGTGTTGATGTACCCGCTGTTGTGGCACCAGTGCCAGCCATGCTCGTAGGAGCAACCATGACTCCCCCATTAGCAGCCGTACCAACCGCCGTATAGCCAGCCGGAACCGAAGCGCCAGCGGGAATGGTAGCCACACCGCCACTACCTACGGTAACAGCACCGGCACCAGCTCCAGAAGCCCCAGCGCCCACCTGAGACGCAGCCGCGCCACCAGTACCACCACCACCTAAAGACTCAAGCAAGCGCATTGGATTAACGCCACCAGACCGGCTTGGCTGTTGCTGCTCCTGTTGCTGTTGCATCATCATCTGAAGTATTAGCAGGTCACGCAGCGTCATTGGACCCATTGGAGCATTTGGCGTATAGGGCGGCATTATGACCTCTTCATAGCTTCTTCAAGCGTTGGGAAACTAATAGGAGCGCTCTGAGGCATACTTACCGCAAAAGCACTTCTGGGGATGTTCTGCTCGTATGCAGCTTTAGGAGCTGAGCCTAGAGTCTCCATAACCTTGGGCGTTAGGTACTGATTGAGCAACGATGTCGTATCCAAGAACTGCCCGTAATTCTGAGCCATCTTAGGAGTAAGCTGCTGAACCGCATCGTTGTAGGGCTGATACTGAGCTATTAACTGCTTGAGCATCTTGCTCTGCTGCTTAAACGCCTTGCCAGAGGCCTTCCTTCTAGCCGCATCCTGAGCCCTGGCGTTAGCTGCCGACGCCGCTCTTTGGGCGTTCTGATACTGATACATCTGCTGAGCATAGGCATTGTCTGCTGCATCCTGCTGTTGCAGATAGTTTAAGATATCACCGCGAGAGCCCTGCCTAGCGTTGTTTACGTCCCACAGGTTGTAAACCTGACGGCCAAAGTTAAGCCCAGATTGGATGTCCTCTTTGTTGTTGCTGATAAAGTCCCAAGCTTCACTAAGCCAGCTCATTACTACCCCCTCGTACCCACCTTGGCGGTTTCTTTGGTTTTAACTGGAGCCGGAGCGCCCGTCTTAGAACGAACCACATTCCCGCTCTTGTCTTTATACATACCCGGAGATAACCGAGTCATACCGTACTGGTTTGGAGTCGCCCGGGGAATAACGGGAATTGGGCTATTTAAGCCTATGCTGCCAAGCGGAACCCCTTGGCCATCCGGCACCCTATACATACCATCCTGTAGTTGTGCGTTAGGCCATCCCGGGGGAGTCTTGCCAATGCTGCTAAAACCAGGACTGCCAGCCGTTCTTTGTCGATCTGCAATTCGTTCAGCAATTTGTCGCCCTAGATCGCTGTTAGGGTCTACTTCGTTATTATCGCCCCGATTCATATCGTACGGCTTGTTTACCTGCGGAACTCCCGGTATAGACTGCCCTTGCGTGTAATTAGTCAAAGCCCTTAACAAAGCCTGAAGTTCATCCCCGTTATAGCTATTACCCCGCATCTTCCTCATCCTCTTGCTTAGCCATCTTGGGAATCTTTAACCCGCCCTTCCCCGACTTGGGCTTGCCAATAGAGATAATCGTCATCGCCTTCTTCTTAGGCTTATCCTCGCCCTCGGCCTCATCCCCCTCCTCTTCTGGGCTATCCCCCAAGAGCTTGTTAAGAGCTTCCATTAGTTGTTCAAGAGCTTCTGCGTTAATCATAAGTTAAATATAAGTAAGTCAATAAACCCAAGTAAGGTTACTACGCTCCATCAGACTGGTGTAATGACCACAAACCCAACCTTAGTTTCAGCCGTAGCTGCTGCGTTAAGCCTAATCACAAAACTCCCCGCTGAGGGGACTACGTTCTTGATTAAAGCCGTCGAGTCATTGGTTAAAACGGTGGCTATGATTATCGAGTTGGCATTGACCAGGCTGTTAGTAACCGTAAGGGTCGTGGCCGCTGCTGCAAAGTTAACGGAACCGCAAGGCTTATTGATTGTTCTATTTCCAGTAGTTCCGGCGGGAGTTACGGCTCCCGGTAGCTTGCCATCCTGAAGCTCAGAAACGTCACCCGCAATAGCCTCCTTCCACTTCCTGTCCTGTAACCCATCGGTAGAGGCGCGAGGAGGACGAAGGATGCTCATCTCAATACCTCGATGTCTTCCTCTGCATTTGAAAACACAATATCTACCGCATCAGTCGCCGTAAACTCGTACTGCTTGGTCTTGTATTGATTGCGACGAACATCGGTCAGCACGAAGTCGTACTCGCCAATATCGCCCAAGCTAAACTCTTTGATATTAGACCAGGTGCGATTATCGATCTTGTAGCGCAGCATAAGCTTTGGAGTAGTGCCTACTAACCCCTCTCCGCGCTTCGCTCGAAACCTAACTTCGTTGCACTGCTTGTGCTTAGAGGTCCCGTTGTCAATGTGGCCAGTTAGTCTAGCTAGGCGAATTACATCACCATCATCATCGGCATATGTACGTTTAAGCTCAGCAGCCTTTAGTACGTCACGTCGGCCAATAAGATGAAGTCCCCATCGCTCCGCATAGCAATAAGCACTCCCTACCCACCGCTCATACTTGGCGTCTGTAAGATTCCACTTGCCCCACTCTCCCCAGTCATCAACCGTCTGGTTATACACGAGAGTCCTGTCGTCAAACGGGAAGGTGAATACAAAGAATACGTAGCCATCAATTTGAATCTTTTGAGCAATAGCGTCGGATACCTTACTTAGGCCCTGAAGCTCTCTATCGAACTTAGTGCTTAGCCTCTCAACGCTCTTACCAGCAAACCTCACTAACCGACGATTCTCGTCAAGCCAGTACAGACTGTTCTCATCTTCAATAACAGCACTAGGCGCAGAGCATCCAGATTGAATAAACCCACCAGGTACCCGAGCGAACGGAGTCGTTCCATCGTTCTCCCAAATCTCAATGCTGCGCTGACCAAAGAGGTAAATCTCTCGATTGTAAACCTTTAGAGCGTTTAGTAGGTCGGGACTTCCAGCAGCCGTCGCGAAGCTAAGAGCGTTCCAACTCGTTCCTGCATTTACATCAGACCAATAGAATTTGTTTGTGCTATCAATCGCTAGGATGTAGCCATCGAGAAATGCAATCTGGGTCGCTGTGGTCGGAGCATCAAGGTCTGCTATGTAAGCAGGTGTGCCACTAACAGTGGTAAACACAATCTTGCCACCGTTGCAGCAGTAGAAGTTAGTACCGTCCACGGCCATAGAGACAGGTGTGCCCTGATTCAGTAAAGGCGTAGAGGTAAGCTTGGTAACTACTGGCGTATTTGAGATGTAAGTAAGCTGGTAAATATCCCCGCCACCCACCATCATCACCACGTCCTTCTCTGCCCAGTAGAAGATTCCATCAACACCAACGCCGAGAGCGGCGCTTGCAGTGAACAGAGTCTTTGAACCAGGGCGCTTAGTAGTGCCCCCAGTCAGCGTGCGATAGCCGTCAAACAAAGAAAAGTTCTCATCCGTCAGCTCAATGCCGTCTACGCCTTTCTGAACCGGAGCAAAGATGGGGAGTTTGACGGTGGGCATTGGCTACTTAGGTGGCTCAGGGAATACAATTAGTTTGGGGTCGTCATTCTGTTTGAGCATTTCTCGCAACTCGTGACGATACTGCGCCCAGGCTTGCACCTCATCGCTAGTAAGAGCAACATTGGGAAGCTGAGTCCAGTCGGAGGCGGCAAGCTGTGCGTTGCGCCAAACGCGAAGATATTGACGTAAAGCATTATCAGATAAATCATTTGTTAAAAATGGGAAT